TCGTATCCGTCTTTTGTTACAGTAACAATCGTCTCCGCATCTTGAAAATACGGAGCGAGGCCAAGAATTGATAGGACAGCAGGGCCCCACATCATTTGTTGCCGTCTTTCGCAACAATTAAACCCATGCCAGCGATAATTGCGGCTAGGCTATTAAAGTCGGAAAAGTCTACCTGTCCGGCCTGAACCCACTTAGCAATAACGGAAACAATAGCCGCAACACCAAGAATTGAAGTTTTCCAATTTTCAATAAACGCAGGAATTGGCATTTTAAGCTCCGGGTTTTGAGGTTGACGCAGGCGTTACCGCCACAATATGCGCCGCCGTAGAGGCGACGTCTGCAGCCGCTGATGTGGCCGCCTTTAAGGAACTATAGCCTTGCACAACGGCGTCGGCAGTCAAAGTCTTATTTTGAACAGCAGCAGCAAAAGCATTCAGACCCGCCATTGCAGTGTTTAAAGCAGCCATTTTGGTAGATATGGTAGGATCAGCAATCCCTACAACGGCGTCAACAATTGGCGTGGCTGTGGCAATTGACGCCGTAAGAGTAGGAATTTCACCAACAATCCAATTGGCTGCCTTTAAGATGTCCTTTTCCAATACGGGCAATTCGGCCCAAACATTGGAAGCAAATTTAACAACGTCTTTTTCTGTAGTTAAAAAAAATCCAGTAATATTAGAAAAAAGGCTCATATCTATCTCCTATTAACCTACCGTGGCATATTGAAAATGCATTGAGTCCGGCCTGTGAGACCACGAACCTCCCCACGTCCAACCTTCAGACTCAAAAGCTCTTACGAGAGGGTTTTGAGCCGTAAAGAAGCCGTGGCTTGATCCCAAAGGATTATGGGGCGCATCAAAGTCAATTGCCAACCCATAAGCGTGCATTGACGTCGTGTGCAGCCCCCTCATTTGACGGATCACCCAGTCTCCACTGAATTGGTCGGCATGTATTTGATGGATTTTGTCTGTGCTTTTGTTACAGGCGTCCCAAGTCTTTTCAATGACACGCTTGAGGCTTTCGGCGGCAATCTTATTAATTTTTATGTATGGGATGTGAATGTCTCCCATCATTAACTGCCAAGGCGTCTCAACGTGAACAATATGGTCATTGCCCCAGCCAGGAGCGGCTGGATTACCAAATAATTTTGCACAATCAGATTGCCTTGGAATATTATTTGGCACCGTTATCTCTCCAATGCTTGTCAACCTTGCTATCAAGGCGATCAAATATCTGACGCAACATTTCCTTTATTTCTTTCATGCCCTCAGAAAACTCGTCTCGTCTGATATAATTGGTCGGCATCTCAATCTCAATTCGGTGGAGGTCTGCCCTCAATTCTTTAACCGCCACCCAGAGTTCTCTTGCCAGCCACCCCACAACCATTAATACCGAGCCAGCAACTAAGTTAATGATTGTTTGAGGTTCCATGATAATCTCATTGTTAGGAAACGAACCGCCTTAATAGGCCCGCCAAAGCATTAGTCTTTGTAGACAAATACTCTTCGTTAATTTCTGCCAGCCTATTCTGCCACAAACTGTCCCACAAATGAATAAGGTAAGAACTTTTTATTTCATTTGTAAAACCATCTGACCAATTTTCATCAAAAATACGATAATCATTAAAGTCAAATGGAAGAAACTTTTCCATGTCCAACATTTTGATAAGATTTGGGTGCTCCTTATAAATTTGGACAGGAAGATCAACAACCTGCCAGGCCCACTCCCCCCTCCTAAATCCTTCCGGCAGTCTCTCTAGCCATATCCGTATAAATTTAGAACCCGGCTCGGCCATTATTGTTCCGGCAGAACAAGACTGAACTTTATGCTTTTCAGACGTTGATACGTCGCCGACAAAGCCGGCGAGGACGCATTCATTGTCCCGTAAGTCATCAAGGGGGCGGGTAAGGATGCAGTCTGTATCCAAATATATCCCGCCCGCCTCACTCAATATTTGTAATCGAGCAATGTCCGACCACCTCTGAGGCCAGTCTCCGACAAACACTCCGCCTATTTCTGTTGGAGGGTCTATCTTTACCATCTCAACATATTTCTTCATAGCCTCCCAATTAGAGTTATTGGACGGCTCTTCATTATAATAGAAACGGATTTTGTCTGGCCTTTGGACGTCAAAGGCGGCCTTAACAGCCAGATAGTTTATGTAACTAAACTCTCTGGATTTTGGTCCATAGAAGTAGATGAAGTGGACGATGTTAGGGATTTTTTTTTTACTTTTCCCTCTATTTGATCCTTTATCCAATCGTAATTATTTTTTAATCTTTCCTCGTTTGGACTTGCCTCATAAGCAAGTCGAGCCTGCTCAAGGGAAACATTTGCCATACCCAAGTGCCAGGCAGATATACTTGCCAAGTCGTGCGGCCAATGCCCCCACACCGCCGGGTCGCAGGTATAAACAAGGTCTCTATTAATTATTTTTAGCGCCCTAAGAGAATAGGCGAAACACTCTTCCCACCTAGACTGGCGATACATAAGCATGGCCAGTTCACACCAAGGCTCTCTTGTATTAGGGGCCTCGCCCGCGGCCTTGTGGTAAGATGTTTCTGCAGCCGCCTTATTACCCATTTCGTCGTAACACTTACCCATGACGCGGTATGCGTAACAACGCTCATTTTCCCACGTCGCGCCTGGGAGGGCCAAATATCTATTGCATTCATCAATGGCCTGTTGCCAGGCGCCATGAAAAGATAGCTCTCTGGCGTAATAAAAAGCGTTTCTTGGGCATATTGGGTCTTCTTTTACAGACAACTCCAACAGGTCAAGATATTGGCCGCGGCTCTTTGTCGGGTCTGGGTGATGGCTAACAAGCAACATATCGGTGAAGGCGTAAACCTCATTTATGCGCTTATCATAAACTGGATATTCGTGGCACGGGTGGTGCCAGAAATATCCGTGGCGTGCGTGGATCTTTTCATATCTAAATTTAATGCCGCAGCCCCAATCAAAGAAGTAATTGAGCCGAGTTGTTTGAGGCGTCCAAACACGTTCTATTTCTTGTCGCCACCCAGGCTCCATAATCTCGTCGAGGTCGAGACTAATGCAAATATCAATATCACGAGGTATAAGGGCGATAGAAGCATTACGAGCGTGATCGAATCTCCAAGGCGTGATACAAATTTCATGGACGGCTACCCCGTTCTTTTTACATTCTTCAACTGTATTGTCTGTGCTCCCCGTATCGGCAATTAGTAATAAGTCTGCCTCTCTACCAGAATCCGCCCACCTTTTTACAAAGTGAGCCTCGTTTTTACTTATGGCGTATATGCATATTTTTGGCATTATCTTTTGATTGGACCAACAGTAAACTCCTATGGAGCCATCTATTGCGCCCCACGTCGGCTGACCAAATATCTCTCTAAATTTCTCATCTGTCCAATCATCAACGACATGAGTTTCATGGACGTTGCCCTCGCACTCGCCTTGTGGGTGATGCCCAATAGGAATACTGACAATTACAGTGTCGGCGACAGACTTAAGTTTATTAAGAACAGAGACCGCTTCTTCAGCCGTCATATGCTCAAGGACGTCTCCTGCAACGGCGACGTCAAATCGGCCTAATTCTGAAAGGTCGCAGTCTCTAATGTCTGATATGAGTATTTGGTCATATAGTTTTTTTAACTCATATTTTTCAACATATGGTTCAAATATCTCAATGCCGGTCCATTTAGCTTCTGGGAAAAGTTTTGCATAAGTCCCAGAGCCGGGTCCGACATCAAGCATACGCTCATGTTTAATACGGCCAACAATATTGCGAATATATTGCTTGCCCTGATCAAAGCTAAATGGCATTTGAGTTCCCTTCCTCGTTGCCAGAAAAATGTATTAGCTACTCCACTGCTCCGTCGGCAGAGTTGGCCACGTCGTAACGGGCGTTGTCGGAGGATTTACAGCAATCGCCCTTACTTGAGAACGATACGATAGAAACGCCGCCTGGTTCACCAAATACGGATTTGACTGAGCGGGGTCAGACACACTTGGAATGGCCGTCCAATCAGTATTGGTTAAAAGTTGAGACGCTTGATTTTTGTTTTGTGCTTGCACTTGCTGGTCGTGCGCCGCCTTCTGTTCAGGCGTCATGGTAGCCACAGTCCAATCAAGCGTCCAAACGCCATTAATAAGTGTAGGGGCCGCATTTTGAGTGCAGACCTGCGTGTTGGGGTCGTATGTTGGCTCTGGCAAAATGGTTACAGGCTCAAGAGTATAGCCATTGTCGATGGCCGTCTGCGTCTGTGGGAACCAATAAGCGACATCATAATTGTCGCCGTAATTGGTGTAAGGGTTTTGAGCCTGTAGCGTCGAAAAAAGGTAAGGATACAGGATCAGCGTCGTGCCCTGCACCTCGGCATACATCGTCATTTTAACTCTCCATTAATAATTACCGTTGACGTCTCTCGGTCAATTTCCAAGAATCCGTCGCAGGCGATATTCCAGTCTTCTCCGGTTCTTTCGTCCCAAGAGGGAACATTTATTCTAACATGTTTTGCCAGATATTCCTTCTGGCCTTCAAAAACACGCCAAACGTGGTCAGGAGTTCCGCGCCCGGGTTGGCCGCGAGTTTTATTAAATCTTATCAAATATTTCATATGACCTCCACCTGACATCCTTGCGCGTCCGGGTTTTCAGTCAATGAGATATTGAAATGAACAAAGCGAAATGGCTCTGTGCTACCGTTTTTTGTGAAACTATGAGGCAGCCAAGCATTTGTTAAAACAAGCACTCCCGGTTCTGGGCGAAAGTGAAAGGCGTTTGAGGCATATGTCACATTTGACATATCGTCCTCAGAAATTCCGAGTTGTGTTTTCCCGGCCCTTGGGTCATGGAACGTCGCCGCGCATGAGCCTTCTGGTGTGTCTAGGAAATAAAACCCGACCATCTGGACACCATTATGGTGTATGTGCTGGTCCATTTGGCTGAACTTGTGGTGTTCTTGGCACCACATTTCAGTAAAAAATGCCGCCTTTGTCTTAACGTCGTATCCCTGCTCCCTTAAAATATTAAGGGCAGTCACCGCCGTGTATGCACAAAAGTCCTGTATTGATGGGTCTTGAGAAATGTCTCCCGACATTTTTACGGGATAGATTTCATTTAACTCATGGGTAATTTCTGAAAGCGCCTTGTTAGCAGATTTGCGAACTGCATCCAGAAATTCTGGTTTTTTGATTGAGTATACAATTGTCGGAAAACAAATTGTGTTTTCCAAAATATCATCAGACATCACGCTTATCTTCCAAAAAGTATTCGGTGTGGTTAGTTAAGCATTCTACGGCGCTTTTTGCACCTGCTAACTTATTCATCACGCCTTGAATATGTGGAAGAAGCTCGGTCTGGAAGTCTGGGTGGTTACGCATAGCTCTAAGTTGATCTTCTGGGATAGTCCCAGTTGAGAAAAGAAAGTTCTCCACACGGTTTTTGAACTCGCCAAGCCATTCATCACGCTGTGCGGCTTCATTGGCCTCAAGAAGCGGAAGGTGCGCGTATTTACGATGAGGCTCAAGTTCTTCCATGATGCTTTTTATGGTCGCAAGCTCCATTTGAGCTGCTTCCATATTCGTTGACCACGTATAAAAATGCGCCTCGGCCTCGATAATGTCAGCCTGCGCTTTGAGCTTATCTGACTTCGAGGCATTTGAGTTGTCGATTACTTCCTGCGCCTCAATGATCTTGGCTTCCCGACGGAGCTTTTGCGCTTCGCAGGATTTAACAACCGCCTCGCGGTCGATCTTTTGCCCATACATCAGCATCCACGCACCATCCGGCGTGAAACAAGATCCAGCCAGAAAGTGCCGAAGCTGAAAATCTGAGTTATTTCTATGCGGATTAGAGTTCATTGTTCCTCTTTAGACGTTAACCCCAGTTATTCCATTTGATGCCGCTGAGCCATAATATGACGCAGCACTGGCGGCCGCCGCAGAGCCGTTAGTATCGCAGGCATAAGTGTATTTGTTGCGTGTGGTGGAGGCGGCGCAAGAAATATAACCAAGAGCAAATATCCCGCGGGTGCTGTTGCCCGCCGCGGAGCCATACCGTGAC